GATAAGACGAAAGCGAGTTATACCTACGTGATCACTGGGCCTACGCACAGACGATCAGACAAGGACAACTCATTCTTGTTCGCTCGATCTTTGCTGGGGGAATTCCGACCCCCTGGCTTGTTCGATCGGACCGGAAACGGCATTCAATCCTTGACGAGAGCGGCTACGGCTATCTCCTTGTTAACGGGTTTTCTTAAATCCTCGAAGTGGTCGTAAAGATCACACTCCGGTGGGCCGTGAGGCTTACTTCATTCGAGACCAAGCCCTCTTAATCGAGGGACATCCCAAAGGAAATCATTATGCCAACAATGGCTAGTATTACAGCGAAAAATGCTGCCGGCGCGAACGTAACGTTTGACGTCGTCTCTCCCGCACAGGGCGATGGAACCCCGTCTATCTGGGCCGCGACCGCACTCTCGGGTGTGGTCATTGGGCGTCCTTACGCGACCATCGTGTCGCGCTGGAACCAGTCCAAAAACGCACGTAAAGTGCTGGCCTCGTTGATCGTACCTTACACTATCGTTGACGCCGTCACCGGCTTGACGAAAGTCGTGGCGAACGTCGAGTTCCGAAACGGTGAAATGACTTCACCCTCTACGGTCCCCGACACGTTCAAGGCTGAAGCGGTTGCCTATTGGCAGTCGCTGAACGCCTCCCCGCTGTGGAAGGAATGCTTTCTTTCTGGCTACTCCGCAGGGTAAAACCTAAGGACCAACCATGAAGAAGCACCTCGATCATCAATTGACGAAGGTTCTCAGGACGCTGTGCGCTGAGACGAATACTCCTTTCTCTGACCATGTTAGCAATCTGGTTCAGAATGGTAAGGTTGTGGAACTATTCTCATTAAGAGTGGACCCACGTAATTACGATAACCCTGCACTTTATTACAAGGATGCCGTGGTTGGTGAGTTTCTCAGGAAATTTGCCGATCATGACACCGGTATGGACCTCAAGTCCGACGCAATAGAGGGTTTCTTATCCTCCGAGCGCCGTAATAAGGCCACTAATGTCTACCTGAAACACTTGCGCTGCAACAACGGTTCTTACACCGCCTGCGACGTACGTATGATCGACTTCCTGTCGGCCGTGCGAGAAAAGGTGTCTTCTCTCATGGGACCGCTACCCCGTGACTTGGTAGGCAGATTTGGTAAGGGCTCTACGTTCGCGGACATAGGCAAGTACATCACTGTACCTGATAAAATGTCCTCAAGACCAACTATTACAGAAGGCTCCGTGGATTTCCTGTCCTTTTGGCAGGCGACCTCATGGTTTAAAAGTCTTTGTACATCCTTTCCTGA